CAATGACGGAACAAACTATCAGAGAATCATTACTGACACAGTCACTAATGCTCAGACAGCAAGCTATACTTTAGTCTTGGCAGACAGTGGTAAGATGATTGAAATGGGTGTTGCCTCGGGGAACACTCTAACGGTACCACCTAACTCTTCAGTGGCCTTTCCAGTAGGGACTACTCTCACAGTACTCCAAACGGGGGCTGGCCAATGCACGCTGACAGCTGGTGCTGGAGTAACCCTCAACGGTACTCCAGGTCTTAAGTTGCGCACAACTTGGTCATCTGCTACACTTATTAAACGCGCAACCGATACATGGGTTGCTCTAGGAGATTTGGTAGGATAATATGGCACAGGATGATGGCAAGAAGCAAAATAGAAAAGCCGCTAAGCCTACAGTAGCAGCGCGGAACAGCTGACTCCACAGCTAATACAACAATAACTGCTGCCGGTTTTACCGTTGGCACACCAGTAGACACTGCAACGGCTGTTCCAGCAGATCTTAATAAGGTAAAAACTGCTTTAACAGATACTGCTGTTACACCGTTGGGTACAAGTATTTCCTATGAAAGACACGCCCCATTCTTCCCACCTTACTTCCCACCTTACTTCCCACCATTCTTTCCACCATTTTTCCCACCATTTTTCCCACCATATTTCCCACCATATTTCCCACCTTACTTCCCACCATATTTCCCACCATTTTTCCCACCATTTTTCCCACCATTCTTCCCACCGTTCTTCCCACCGTTCTTCCCACCATTCTTTCCACCATTCTTTCCACCGTTCTTCCCACCAACATTTAAATAGGTGAATAGAAAAACCCGCCTTATAAAAAGGCGGGTTTTATATTAGTCTATATTGACAGGTGTTATAGGTTTGTAATTGTGTAAAAAGACGGCGTAGTAAATCTTTCTCCAGACTTGATTACTTTAACGCCATGTAGGTAATTAATATCGCCGGGATGAGCAACTGCAAGCCCTGGTTCCGGCTTCACTTCAATGTCATGTTCAGGGTAATATAGTTCTCCCCCCTCAAAATCATCATTATAATATATAAGCGAATTTAAATCATATGTAGGAAACGGATTTGGTGACCCATCATTTAGCTGCTTGTCAGCATGTGGACGTTGTTCTATCCCAGGAAACCATCTTATAATAACCGGTGGTCTAGCTGATACCTTAACATTAAAAGAATCTTCTAAGAAATATTTCATTTTTAATATATATTTATCAACAATATTATAAATATCCAAATTTATTCTAGATAAAATTTCACCGCTACACTGTCTGTTTGACCAATACGAAGCATCATATGTGCATGTGCCGTCTTCTGAATATTGGTTTTCCCCGGCATCCATCCATTCAGTTATTGTAGGCAAAAAATCTTGTATAGTTTTAAGGTCTTCTAAATCTACAAAGTTTTTTAAAATCTTTATATTTTCTTTTGAACTGCCAAAATGTCCTGGTCTTACTAAAGATTCTTCCATCGGTTGTCCTTTGCAAGTAAAAAGTTTATGTGATATAGTATATCATTATCGCTTAATGATTGGAGATTTAAATGGAATTTTTTCACGTCGGTGCATGTGCAGATAGTAAGGATAACGCTAAGTTTGGCATTTATTTGTATAGAAACGCCATACCAAGAGAGCTAAATATTCCAGAAAGATTAGAAGCTGCAATAGGCGATAGTACGCATGAACTATTCAAATGGTCAGATGCAATGGTTGGCTATAACGTGAAGATGCCAGATTACAGAGATTGCGTTGATCTCAAAATGAGCCCAAGTCATTGGCAGTATTTAACTCCAGAGTTTGAAGAAGTAAAAAAGTGCTATGAAGATGTAGAAGTAAACTTAAAAAAATGTTTGACCCATTACGAATCTTTGTATAATTTTAAGATGGATTATATGGAAGCCATAAATTTCGTTAGATATAATCCAGGCCAACACTTTGCGGTCCATGCTGACCACGGGTTCTCATATACATGTACATTGTCTTCAGTTATGTACTTGAATGATGATTATGAGGGCGGCGAATTGTGGTTCCCTTATTTGAACATAAACTTTAAACCCCAAGCTGGGGATATTGTATTATTCCCTTCCACCTACATATATGCACACTCTTCTTTGAAGGTAAAGAGCGGAGTTAAATATTCTGCCGTTACTATGTTTGATTATAATGATAATAATCACAAGCATGGCATTGGCTATGGTGGTGATGGAAGTAAAATAACAGAAAATGTTGGGATATCTAAAGCGGATAATGTGCCACTAACTTACCCAATGCCACAATAGGAGAGATTTATGGATGATCAGCAAATAAACCCGTTGGAAATACCAACGGTCGAATACTATGACGAATCAATTTACGATTTAAAGCTAGAGTCTTTAGATGGAGAAGATAATATCTTTGAAAAGAATAAGGGCAAAGTTACAATGCTTGTTAATGTTACTGGAGAATGTGCTAATTCGCCGCAGTATGTAACGATACAAAATCTATATGATAAATATAAAGATTTAGGTTTTGAGGTAGTAGCTGTCCCAAGTACAGATTTTTGTGACCACGCATACGGAGAGTTTAAAAATTCAAACGCGAGCCCAGAGTTGATGCGCAGTCATATGAAGGACTTGTACAAAACGGATTTACCCTTTGCCAAGATGGCAGCGATTGTAGAGGATTCGGAAACAGGTTTGCCAGTGCATCCTTTCTATCAAAAAGTTCAAGATAATAAAGATCCTATACAGGGTAATTTTGAAAAGTTTATTATTAGCAAAGACGGCAAAAAAGTAGTTAGGTATTGCAATTCTGATCTACTAGATCTTGCGTATAACTCTGGAAATAGAACAATCAATTCGGAAACAGCCTTAAAAAGTATTACCGAAACTATAGAGCATTTTCTTGGAGAATCAGATATAATAGTTGAATGACTAAAGTTACTTTAACTAAGACAACGCAAGACGCTCCAGAAATACGCCAGTCACGAATAAAGCGTGAGTGGATGGACAACACGTACAACAAACATGCATATCAGTGCCTGCCTATGACCTACGCAAACGTTTATGGCTGGGAATTAATCTTGCCACAAGACGTTGTTGCACAGTGGGACGGTGGCAATACTGTGCCCAAGATACTTGAAGGGGCAGAGTATAAGGGTAGACAAATAGCTTATGGTGGAATTATTGGAATGGTTTCTTTTTCTACTGGATGGGCATTTGGTACAGAAGATGGACACGAAACATTTATAGGCGGTTCCCCTAACTACATGGTAGACGGAGCTTCCCCCTTATCAGCAATTATACCAAGTAGTTGGTGGCCAGATGAGTTCCAAATGAATTGGATGATAAACAAGATTGGGGAACCAGTTGTTTTTGAAGCTGGAATGCCGTTCATGTTTTTTAATATTTTTGATAGCACAGTTACAAATGATGTAGAATTTAAAGTAGAAAATTTGTGGGATAAACCAGAGCTAATGAACTCTAGACAAAAATATGGCGATATGAAAATGAAAAATAATCAAGAAAATCCTTGGACATGGACAAAAGGAATAAGGACTGGTCTTGACGCAGATGGCAATAGGATCGGGCCAAGCTTTACTGGTCTACCAAAGCTAGATGAACCAAGTTTATGAACGCAAAAGATAAAGCAATAATTTATTTGGATAACTCTATTAGATGTTTATCTGAGCTAATAGAAAATTCAAATTCTGATTCTCTAGTAAAGGACGCCAAAGAGTCTTTGCTAAATCAACAAAAAGCATTAAGGGAAATTAGCAATGAATCCTAAAGAAATTAGTGAAGAGTTAATACATGAATTTACCGAAAACATGGACGAAGCTATTCCTGCTTATTCTGAAGAAGATCAAAACATCGTCATGCCAAACGGCGGAACAACAAGAGAATATGTTTTGACTGAAGCATTTGCAGAAATTAATAAGTATATAATCTTGCCTTTATCTCCATCAATAGATGATTTGATATGAAAACCTACGATGCAAAAAAAGACCTAGAGTATATCAATGAGCAATTATTTTTATATTTATATATAGTTGGTTTAAATCCTAGAAATATTGATGACTACTCGATAGACGAAATAATAAATTCGGCAAGAAAAGTTTCTATTGCCCCTATAAGTGAAGTCGAGTCAGGTTCTAAGGATTTTTCAAATGATCCTCTTTATTTGTTTTTAAAAAATCAAAGAATATCTTTGATTGGAAACATTAGAAGAATTTGGTATATGCGACAGTTGGCAATCGGAGCGATCAACAATGCAGTATGATGTAAACTATTTTGATAATTTAGTTAAGCTAATCAAGTATAATGATATTGAATCAGTTGAAGATTCTATATCAAAAAGTAAAATTATAAATCAGTATTTAGAATCTTTCTCTATAGACAAGAGAAAAATAGCCGCTGGTATGGATTTTATGATTTGGTATTTTGATGTTTTTAGCAAGGAAAGCCATTTTTGGAATGTTAACCCAGCGTACTTCTATGCCGCTAACACGCATGAATTTGGGTTTTTAACGGCTAGCCCAAAAACTTCGCTAATGACACTCCCAGCATTTAACACAGGTTTAGCTAGGTTGATGGAAAAAAAATCAAAGCTTTCTTTATTAAACAATTATCAACTACACCTATTTGAACACTACATAGGCGATGAGCCGTGGTCTTACGATACCGTAACAATGCAAGATATACAATCCGGCAATGGTGGTTACTATGATTTCATATGTATGAGTATCCACGATGTTATCCATGATCCTAGTTTAGTTATAGATTTCTTTAATTTATTAAACAAAAATGGGACAATGATGATGTTGTATACTGGTACAGATCAGCTTTATAAAGATGAGTCAGTGTATACTGATTTTTATGAAGTCCATAGAAATCTAATCAATATGAAAAATTCATGTGTTTACCATAACCCTACAGGAGCAGCTGTTACTTACGCAGTTAGTTTATAAAAATGATTATTATAGATGATTTTATAAAAGATAAAAATTTACTAGAAGAAATAGAGTTGACCCCAAATTTCTTTCCAGAATCAATGGGCGACGAAGAAAGAATAGCTACAGTCTTAAACAGCTACCATGATGAGAAGTCCGATTGCTTTGCTCCGTATATGTTTTGGGATGGTTGGCTGAACTCTGAAGCAGATACTCCAAGAAAAAGATTAATTAAAAAAATATGGGAAAATAATCTTCCATTTCCCATAGAGGAAGTTTGTGGGTTTGAATATTGGACTAGAACCTTTAAGCCTGGTCAATTTCTTGATGTTCATGTAGACGAAGACACATTTCTCTACGCAGATAAAAAAATATTTAAAGGTCCAAAAATAGGATGCGTATACTACCCCCACACAAACGATGTAGTTGGAGGCTTTCTCGAGATGCACCCAACAGCCATCCTCGAGGATGCAGTTGACGCTTTAGAGAGAGAAAACGTAGATCCTTTAATAGTCCCAATAGAATTAAGGGAAAGAATATCATGTAAGCCTAATAGATTGATAGTGTTTGATGCTGGGCACATTATACACAACACAACACCCCCGATTAAAGGCGTTCGAAGAGTTGTAGTGGTAAACGTATGGCACAAAGACAACCCCCCATCAGCTTTAAAAACTGGTGAATTTTATTATGAATGAAAAAATTGATTTATTTACATTAAGTATATATAAAACTTTTTTACAAAACATTGATAACGATAAGTTGTTAAAAGAAATAGAAGGATTTGATACAACACCAAATGTAAAAAATCCATCACCAGCTCATACGTTTTATGAAGATAAGCTGTACCCTTTTGGTCAACCAGAATCAATGAAGTTAATTGAAGAAATAACTAATTCTGTTAATCATTTTATTAATTTAGATATGGTTATGGATTCTATTTGGTCAATAACTCTAGAAAAAGGTCAGTCTGTTTTGAGTCATACGCACAAGGTAAATACTCAACTTTACCCAGAAGAATACTACTCTGTATCATATTATGTAAACGCACCAAAAGATAGTGCGGATTTAATATTCGTCACCACACATTGTAATACGGTAGAAAGAGCAACTTCGGTTAAGACCGAAACAGGAATGCTATTAATATTTAATTCTTATATCCCTCACATGACAAATAGACAATACTCTGAAGAAAAAAGAGTTGTTGTAAGTGCGAACTTTATCCCCAAAGAACCAAACACTAAGCCTAGCGCAGATTGGTCAGAGTATAAAGTCCCAAATAGGTAGAAAAATAAGTTTTTAAATATTACTATTACTGTGGTATAATTATTATTTAGGGAGATTTTTATGACTGTAACAAAAGAAACTTACAAAGAATTCATAGGCAATATAAAGATTAATGATATAGATCCGATCATTAACGCTCCAGAAGTAGACTTTGCTGCTGTTGATCATATCGTCAAAAGTAATTTTGATGTAATATTTACTTGGGATTATTCTTTAGTCCACACACAATTAAGAAAGCTTTACGAAAAAGCTAAAAATAATCAATGGAACGGAGAAACCGCATTAGATTGGTCCATAGATGTAGACATTGAAAAGTCTGTAGCTGAGGATTATGCAAATTTTGGATCAACTAGAGAAATGTCAATCTATAAGGGTAGTCCTGTGGAAAACTGGGGCGATAAAGAATGGCTACAATTTGGCTTAGAAAGCAGAAAGTGGATGATCTCACAGTTCATACACGGAGAGCAAGGTGCTCTGATTTGCTCTGCAAAACTAACGCAGACATGTCCATGGTACGATGGAAAACTTTTTGCTGCGACACAAGTCGTAGATGAAGCTCGACATGTTGAAGTTTTTGCAAAGTATACCAATGAAAAATTGGGCGGGACACTTCCTTTTAACTGGCATATTCAAAGCTTGGTTGATGACACGATTGCCGACAATCGTTGGGACATGACTTTTTTAGGGATGCAGATTATGGTTGAGGGGCTTGGCCTTGCATCAATGGCATATATGCGTGAATTGACGAACGAACCTTTATTAAAGCAACTGCTGCGTAATGTTATGGCTGACGAAGCGCGTCATGTTTCATTTGGTATTATCTCACTCAAGGAGATCTATGCAGAGATGTCTGATGCCGAGATTATGGAGCGTCAACAATTTGCTTATGAAGCCAGCATAAAACTTGGAGAGCGAATGTTGCAGCAGGAAGTGTATGAAAAGATGGGGGTTAAGACAAAAGATATAGCCCCGTTCCTTCTAAACGACCCAGCACAAGCTTGGATAAGAAAAATGCTAGCTGCAAAGATTGTCCCCAATGTAAGCAAGCTCGGATTGCTAGATAGAAACGGTGCTTGGCTGCGAAGAAAATTTGAAGAGATGGGAACAATTGAGTTTGAAAACCTTGGCGACTCTGACGAAGAATTTTCAAACTTTATACATAGTTATTAATTATGAAAACACCTAATGATTATAATATAGACAGAGTTTATTCTTATGAAAGCTCTGAAGATCTAAAAAGATATTATAATGATTGGGCCGACGAATACGATACTTACGCAAAAGATGTAAACTATATTTTGCCAGATAAAGTAGCTGAAGTATTTTTTAAACACATTTCTAATAGCAATTATAAAGAAACAAAAAAAAATATTACACTAGATATAGGCTGTGGGACCGGATTATTGGGGGAAAGTTTATCTTCTATTGACAACAATCTTTGGATTGAGGGTGTTGATATATCCTCTTCAATGATAGGGCTAGCTTCTTTAAAGAGAAAAAAAAACTTTGTACCACTATATGACTGGATGATAACAGATGATTTAACTAGTCCAAAGTTGATATTGGAAAATTATTATGATTATTTTGTAAGTTCCGGGACATTTACCCTTGGTCATCTTGGTTCAAATGATCTAGTTAATTTATTAATTTATTTAAAACCAGAAGGCACTGCAGTTATATCTGTAAAAGAAGATCATTTTATTAAAGACAATTTTGAAAAAGTTCTTTTAAATTTAAAGAAACAAAATATTATAAACACTATTTTTTACTTTAAAGTTAGCTCATATAATTCTAATTTTGAAGCAGATTCAATAATTGTAAAATTTAAAAAGGTTTAAAATATTATGATACCAAAAATAATATGGCAAACCCATAGTTATTTAATTGAAGACCTGCCACTTTTTGCCAAAGGCCCTATGCTATCTTGGGTTGAGCAAAATAAAGGTTATATTCATAGATATGTAAATCATCTTGAAAGAGAATTTTTTATATATAATACTTTTGGGCAAGATTGGCTCAACCTTTATAAGCAGTGTCAGTCTCAAGTCTTTCAGTCTGATATGTGGAGAGTATTGTGTCTATATGAATACGGCGGTATATACGCAGACATGGATACAATATGTCTGGTAAATATAGAATCTTTTTTAGATTTAAGTAAAGATTTTATCTGCGAAGCTGCTTTTCCAAAAACACATGGATGGATAAACACTTCAATTTTTGCTAGCAAACCAAAAGGAAAATTTATAACAGATTTAAAAAATTTAATATATGAAAGATGTAAAATTAAAAACGGAAAACCAATAACAATTGAAGATTGCGGACCATTAGCATTTAGTGAATTGATGGATAGATACATTGATGAGCAATTAGATATGTCTGATATTCAGTTGTGCGACAACAATTTTCCAGTACAACACAAAGAATCAGTTCTTCAAATTTTTGGGTCAGTTACATGGAATGACGTTAAATGGGGTTTTGATTTTTCTTACTTAAATGAAATATATAGTTCAATTACAAAAGAATCAAAAACAGATATTAAAATTTATACCAAAACAGGTCATGGCGGTTGGAGTGTTTAATGTAAGGGCAAATATATATGGCGTATGAACTGTTGGGCAAAAACCCTAAATCTGCTTTGGGTTTGTGTGTTAGATTAAATATATGGAAATGGTACGAGTTTGTCAGAATGCTTAAGGCCTTTGCTATAATTTCGGATTCAGAAATTCCATTATGGATGGTGAATGATCAAATAAAGTTATCAGAAAAAGAAGCAATACTATTGTCTAAAAATATAAGATTAAATCTTAATAATTTTGATAAATTTATATCTGAACTATACGAAGAAAATTTAGCGTACTCCCACATGCCGTGGCATAGAGAGGTATGTTGTCCTGTTTTGAATAGCTCAGACATTGAATATGTGCTATTATTTTTAGATAAATGTGGTGGATTTGAGGTTAGGTAAAAATGAAAAAAAAATATGAACCAAGAATATCTGTTTTTACAGACTTTTTCCCAGAAGATGATTGGAAAATTATAGAAAAATACTGTAGAGATAACAAAGATAATTTTCCTTTTGTTGGCTATGATTCACCTGTTAGGTGGAAAATTGAAAAACATTCAAAATATCCAGATGTTGAATATGTAAAATCATTCTTAATAAGTGAAGAAGAATATGAGTTATATGTAAATGGAAAGATACAAGAGCCATATCCGGATGATACTAAACATGGAGATAATTATAATATCTCTATGGAAGTAATGCAGCCAGAGGTTGGAGAGAATAAGGCAGTTAGTGAAGATGTTTTATCTTTAATACATTATTCAAAGTGGCCAAATAAAGCTCTACAAAAAGCTAGTTATGATATACTAAATAGGTATTTAAACGGTGTAGTTGAAATAGTTAAAGAAATTTATGGCGTAGATTGCTTTAGCGAAAGTGGTCCGTGGATAGCATTGGCTAAAAAAGATGGTTACATGAACATGCATTGCGATGGAACATTTATACATGACAGAGATGCTGTGACTCAGTTTTCTTCTGTTTATTATATAAATGACGATTATGAGGGTGGAGAATTTAATATGCCGGTGATGGGCTTTAAACTTAAGCCTAAGGCAAATTCACTTCTTATCTTTACTCACTCTTCTCACGAGGATATGGCGCATGAGGTAACGCCAGTTATATCCGGTGATCGTTTTGTGTCACAGGGTTTCTTCGCAATAAAGAAATGATACCTATAAATAACCCAAAATATAATATTTTATTATCAAAAAAAGATATTTTTAAATCTTTTAAAAAAGTAATAAAATCTGGCCAGTATATCCTTGGTGAGCAAGTTGCTTTATTCGAAAAAGAGTTTGCAAGCTTTTGCGACGTGCCGTACGCTGCAGCAGTTGGGAATGGTTGTGACGGACTAGAGATAGCACTTGTTGCGATGGACGTAGAGTGCGGGGATGAAGTAATAACAGTCGCAAATGCAGGCGGATATTCTTCGCTAGCATGCTATAGAGTTGGCGCAAAACCAATTTATGTAGATGTAGACGAAAATATGTTAATTGATTTAAACTTAGTTATATCTAAGATAACAAATAAAACAAAGGCTATTATAGTGACACATCTGTATGGTCAATGTGTAAATGTAAAGTTTTTAAAAAAGATATTACCAGATTATATAAAGATTATAGAAGATTGTTCTCAGGCTCATGGCTCAAGCTTTAATGGAGATAAAGCTGGTTCAATGGGTGATTGTGGGGTATTTAGTTTCTATCCAACCAAGAATCTTGGAACTATTGGTGACGCTGGAATTATAACAACTAAAAATGAAAAAATATATAAAAAAATTATAAACTTAAGAATGTACGGTTGGGAAAACAAATTTAAAATAGTTTTAAAAAATGGAAAAAATTCTAGAATGGACGAAATCCACGCGGGCATTCTTAGGGTTCTTTTGAAAAAACTAGATATAAACAATCAGATTAGAAAAAAAATAATAAAGACCTATAGAGATTCTGCGCCATCAGCAAATTGGGTTGGTTCGCTAGACAACAATTGTCATCATATGTGCGTGCTTCTTGAGGACGATAGAGAATCTTTAATTAAACATTTTAAAAAAAACAATATAGACACAGATGTTCACTATCCAATTCTTGACTATCATCAATTAATTTGGTATGATAATAGTATTACCCTTGAAAAGACAGAAGAATTTTCAAAAAAGATATTAACAATACCCTTGTATATAGGTATGTCAAAAAAAGAATTAAGCACTATTTGTAAGGCGCTGCAACAATATTATGGAACCAAAATTAATTGACTTTGAATCGATTATAGGAAACTATGGTAGCCTTTCCGTTGCTTCTGTTGATTGCGGAATCCCGTTTACGCCTAAAAGAATATTTTTTGTTTATAACGTAGAAAGTTTAGATGTGATAAGGGGTAGTCACGCACATAAAAAATGCGAGCAACTACTTGTAGCTTCAAGCGGTTCTATGAAGGTTGATTATGAAAACAAATTAAGTAAAGGAAGTATTATTCTGGATAGCCCTAGAATGGGGTTATACATCCCAAAAATGACCTGGTCCGTTCAGTATGGTTATACTTTTGGATCTACGCTAACAGTTTTGGCGTCAGAAGAGTATGATGAGTCTGATTATATAAGAGATTATGAAGAGTTTATAAATTATGAATGATAATATATTTGTTTATGTTATATCTTTTAACGAAGAAGAATTACTCTTAACGGTAGAAGACGCTTATGCAAAAGCGCATGAGCCAGAAAAATTGTTTTTTGGGATATATGAGCAAAGAACAGATTATAATTTTGTTGATCTAAGTTCATATAAAAATGTTAAAAAAGTAGAGTCTCAATATAAATACCCAAGAGGCACTGGCATAGCCAGAATGAACGCCTTTATGCTGAACAACGGCGAGCATTATTGCATGTATATTGATTCTCATACCTTGTTTAAACAAGACTGGGATTTAATGGTTAAGGAGCAGTTTAAAGAGCTTAAGCAGCAATATGATAAACCATTCATCAGCCATGTTTTACAGGGTTGGCGTAGAGATAAAAATAATAGTATAGAAATATTAGAAGACTGGAATCCCAGTACTTTAATTGCCGTTGTCGCTAGAAGATATCAAGGGCTGTATTATGAGATGTCATGGGAATCATTTGATCGAAGCTTAAGGTTTAAGGAACACTACCTTTGTTCCGGCATGTACGCATTCGGTGAAATGAAAGCTTTTAAAGAATGTATGCCTGATCCAAGAACTTTTTTTTATGGAGAAGAACAACTGTTAGCAATAAGGTTGTCAACTAGAGGTTGGAAAATCTTTGCCTGTAACGAGTCCTTTATGTTGTCCAAGGGTGTTACAATCAAAGATTGGGTAAAATCTGATTTTTGGAGAAGCATAGCTAGAGATTTAGAGTTTCAAACACTATTTGAGCACTCGGATTTAGAAATTGCTAATTATCCTGAAAAAGGCGCTTCATTTGAAATACTTTCAGGGGCTGAACTGGGTTATTGGGGTGCTCCAGATCAAGAATCATATGAAGAGTATATAGATAATTTAAATTTTGATTATAGAGATCTTAAAAAAATGTGGTATAATCAGAATAACAAAGGAGATAAAGATGCAATTGAATCAGTATGATTCCAAAAAAGCAAAAGACCAAGCTAGATCTTTTTTAGAAAAATCAATACTTACATTAAGTTTATTATTAAATGTAAATTATGAAAATTTAAATCAAGATTCAGAAAACCCATTTGATGAAAGTCTTCCGCAACACAACGCATTTAAATGTCTCATTGATGAAATAATTTCTTACAAGAAACTGGCTTAACAATGAGTGGCATAGGTGAGTCAAATGAGTTTAAAATTGAAGCAAGACAGGGAGAATCTATAACTGATTTCCCAGATTGGGACAATGAAACAATAGAGTGGGATTCTGCTACTGGGATATATTACGTTGCGGGTAAGCCGGTTAGTATGTGTCAAGGCGTTGCGATGTTCAAAGAGGAGAAGGAAGATGAACAAATATAGAGCTCAAGAAGATTTAGAGCATCGCTCTCAGCATCTAGCATCTTTTTTGTTTATTCTTGGAATTGAAGAAGATAAATTTGAATTAATTAAGATAGACGACGCAATAAATCTAATTAGAAATAGATACGTGTATAAACATAGTGACCCAGATTACAATA